GTGTTCATACGTTTAGTCATTCCGCCTTTTTTCATGCCAGTGTTACCTGCCATCTTGACTTGTGTGCCTTTGGTCTTACCACGTTCAGCAACACCATTTATGTTACCGGGGTTGGTTCTTACTGTACCCATAGGAGAAGCTTTAACACCTCCGCCTACAGCATAAGCTTTGCCACCCTTTTTCATCATCATTTGTTTCTTGTCCAAAGCCATGTCAGCTTTGGAACCTTCTTTCATGCCCTTTTTTTCCACATCTTTGCCAGATTTTTCAAACTTTGCAAATGGATTCATTTTACTAGCCATAGTATTACCACCTTGTTTAAACGTTTTGCCTTTATCGGCTTTACTAAAGTCCTGACCCACGTTTTGCGGGACTCCTGCCTTCTTGGCAAACGCTGGATTATGAGCCACCGCCTCCATGAATCTATGTTGTTTGGCGCTTGTACTAGGCATTATTTTCTCCAGCCTTTAACCGTATCGGTTTCCCATATACGAATACACAACCAAACAATGGTCAATACACCACCAACAAGCCCCACAACAGGTGGGAACCACTGCATAAAACCGCCTAGTCCTACGACTACTGCGGCTCCATCGGTCATTACTTTAACATCATGATTGTCCATTTAACAGTTCCATGCTCTCAAAGACTTGTTAATCCTGCTGTTCGGATCGTTTGCTGTCTTTGCTGAAGTTAATTTTGCTTTCATTCCAGACATTCTGGCGCAGAAAGATTTCTTCCTTGATCCGCCCTCTGGTTGGGGAGGCTTTAAATTCATCCCCTCCTTCTTTGCGGATGCCCGACCCTTGGCGTTTAAACCGCCATTCGGATTCTTTCCTTCTTTGCGTTGCCATGCTGGTGACTTAGCCATAGAACACCGTTACACCAGTTACTGAAGCACTTAATGCCAAATACAACGAAGTATTAAATTTAATACCTTCACCGGGAATGTCAAAAGTGTATGTATTTGGATTGGTGTTACTAGCAACATCAATTTCCAATAAAACAGTTCCAGAAGAACCACCGTCTTTGAATTGAATAGTTGCCGCTGTACTTGCCGCTGGACAAATAATTAACCCTCTCAAACGAGTCGGGCCATTAAACATTGTTCCAGCAACGCTCAAATGCTTACTGCTAACATCTGTTTGCATCATGATTAATCTCCTTGTAAATAGGGGCCGAAGCCCCTAATGATTAATCGAAGTTACCGTATGGGTAAGCAGTCGTAGAACCTATGCTACCGTCAACTTGTGTATATTGAACGGTAAATATGTATTGACCTGCTGTGATTGCAGTAACTGATGTTCCTACAATTGCAATGGTAAATACAACTTGAGAGATATTTGGCAAACCATTGGCTTGAATAACATCTGTAGAGCTTGATTGTTGGTTAGCCAATTGTGTAGCAGTGAAAGCTGACAATGCTTGACGACCAACTGCGGTGATTGCCGCTGTGCCTGCATAGGTAGGTGTACCTGCTGCGGCTGTGTAGTTATTAGAGACATAGACTGTTTGTGAAGTCAATGTACCTGTAATAGTTACCAAAGCTTGTACATCAACCAAGAAATTAACAAGTCTTGATCCTGCTGGCAAGTAAGCTACAAATCCACGATACCAATTGGTTGTGGTATCTGCGGGGATTGTCTGTACAACAGATGGATAAACTGTAGAAGAAGGCGTGTAAACAATACCGCTTCCATTTGGAATGCCATTTGAGTCAACGAAAGCACCAGAACCACCGCCATAATTGGCTGTGTTTGGCGTGACATTTGTCAACAATAAATTCGCAGTTTGGTTTAAACCCATGTAACCAATGTTACGCAAATCACCAAATCTCTGATCACCAGCTATTACTGGGCCTTCAAACGTTGCACGTGCCATGATAATTCCTTTGCAATAAGTAACGTACCAATTGATTGCACATGACCTCTAGGCAGGCTGGCGGTACGCATAAAAATCCTAGATGTCTGTTTATACCATTATGTTTAAACATCGTCAATAAAAAAGGGGGTTTTTAGCCCCCTTTTTATTAGAATGAACCTGAAGAACCCCAGATTCCGAGGGGATCAGACCATCCAAAAGAATAACGCTCTCTAGCTTTGTAGCGAACATTACCTGTATCGAAGTCACCGTCCATGCTGTTTTGCAGGGGTGTACGCTCGAAATGCTTCATACCGTTAGGTACGTCAGTAGTCAAGAACCATGCATTTACGTCTGTCAAGAAGTGGTTTTGTGTATATCCTTCAGGGATAGAACCATTGTTCTCAAGGGCGTTAACGTCATTGTTGTTTGTACCAACACGCAGTTTTGTTTCGAGCAAACGAGTTGCAACGAACTGGAGTGAAGGAGGAACAATCAACTTCTGAGGTTTAGCGGCGATCAAAAGACCACGCTCATCCGTCCAACTAGCGATCTGAATGACTGCGCTCTCGAGAGAGGTTTCATTCAAGTCAGATTGAGTTGTAGGAGTGTTGGAGTTTGTGCCGCCACCTACCAATGGGTGAGCTGTGTTAAATAAAGATACACCGTCACCACCTAAGTAAGCAGATGAAAAACCGTTGTTCAATACAGAAGCAGCTTTGACTTGCTTGGTATATGCCATTGCACGAGCCAAACCTTTGGTGTAACGGGCAGACAAGCTGTCGTACAAGTTATCTTCAATCGCTTCTTCAGTGATTGAGAAACCCAAAGCAATGGTTTCGTGGTTGTAGCGGGTTGTCCATGCTTCTTGAGCATTGTCATAAGCGATGGCTGAACCCTCGCCTTTAACAGGTGCTGCTGAGAAACCAGACAGTTTTGTTTCCTCTTCAAAGGAACGCTCGGAGGTTTCAGTCTCATAAATTTCTTTATGTTCTTCACCATAACGGGCGTACTCCAAGCCAAACAATGCGTTTAAACCGGGAAGTAACTCTTTAAGTAGTTGCGCTCTTGAAATTGCCATTTTAGATTACTCCTTATTAAACGCCAGCGGCGATAGTCATACCTTGATAGCCTTGGTTCCAAACCACTAAGACTTCAGGGAATCCGACAAATGTCAATGCTGAACCAGACGCAAGGGTAACTGCGCTAGACAAAGTAACAGTTGTTGAGCTAATGTTGGTAACTGTGATGTAGTTACCTTGAGCTGAACCTGTACCGCTAGGTGCAATCAATTGCATTCCGGGGCTAATTGCTGTGTTTGCAGCGGTGAGAGTCAAAGTTGAAGAAGAACCAGATGTTGATCCAGTTGCAGCTACAGTGACTGCTGAGTCAGGAACGATACCAACTACACGGAAAGGCAATGCTGTAGTAGCACGGACGTTTCCAGAAGTACCGGAGCTGATTACACCGCCAGACAATGCCAATGCTGAGTTACCTGTAGTGGTAGAGCCTGTGTTGCCTGTTACAGCATACAAGTTTGTACCAATAAAGTAGGGGTTAGCATAACCAATGGTGGTTCCAGTGTTTGCCAAGGATGTACCTTGAACTGTTAACGCAGCTTTGAAAACTGTTCTTGGATCATCAACTACATATGCCATTGCATAGTTAGAAGATGTACTGGCGGGCCAGTATTGTCCACGAACTGTTTGGCTAGAAGAGTTAACATACTCAGCGCCAAGAAATACACCCAATGTACCTGCCGTAGCTGTACCGGGTGAAGACGTTGCGTCCATTGCTGTTTTAATAACAGTACCGCCAGACAACTGAACTATGTCACCATAGAACAAATTGCTAGAATAGCCAGTCGCAATGGGATACATGCGAGTTGACCCAGCATAGGGTAAACCGCCGAACTCATTGATTGGCTTTAGCCCGTATGGGGCATTGATAATTGGATAAGCCATCTAATACTCCTGTAAAAAAATTAAGAACCAGAACCGAATGTGACCTTGCTTGTTCTCTCTTTGAAGAGAGGCATACGAGGATCACTTTGACGCATGAATGTGTTATCTACTGATTCCATCTGAGCTTTATTCTGCGAGTTGTAATAAGCATCTCGCTGTTCCATAAATTCTTTTGGAATTCGGCATAACAACAATCCACCAACCTCAATGTTGCCTTTAAACTGACCATTTTGCGTGGCATGTACCATCAATTCAGGATATTCAACCGCTTTCACGGGTTCCCATCCCTCTCTGAATTTTGAAGAAATATTGGCTGGATCATCCTTGCCCATCATGCTGATACGTATGTATCTATGAACCCACCCCGGTCTTGGATCGGGCATTGGCAGAACTTCTGGCGGTCTCCACGATTGAGGACGCTGGACAGAATTGCGTGACTCGGTATCACGACTTGCACGGTTGGTTTCAGACATTATTTCTCCTTAGTTGTGCCACTTCACGTGCATAGCGTTCCAAAGGAATGCCTAGACGCTTGGCGATGTTTACTTCTGATGCAGAAAGGGTGATCTTTTTAGGAGCCACACTTCTTGAAGCAGAGGCAACCACATTTGATTTTTGGCGCTGCTTCGTATCAGCAGTCTCTTCAGACTCAAACTTATCTGGAAAGACCTGACGAATTCGGGTATCTAGTCGTTGATAGTATTCGTCACTCTGGGGATCGACCCCAGTTTCAACCAATTTTTTATGCACCGCTAGGGCTAGACTGGTCATTTCATCATCTGACCCAAACCAATTGTTGGCACGTTGCCATCTTTCAGCTTTAGGATCTACCTGCGGGTAACTAGGTTGTACTACTTCTTGACGAGGTTGTAAAGGGGTTGGTACAAAATTATTCACTTTTTCAGCTTTTAGGGCTACGTTGGTGAGTTCTTTTTGTGCTTTTAGTAACAAATCTGAGTCGCCGTTTTCATAAGCTTGCTTATAAAGACGCTCGGCATCAGCCATTTCATTGGTTACAACCTTCTTAGCTTGATCAAGAAGTGCTGTCTGACTGACATTAACGGTGCTTTTCAGCTTTTCGTTTTCTTGATAGACAGCTTTAGCAATCTTGATTGCTTCTTCTCTTTCACGTAGAGCAGATTCTTTGGCTCTGCGTTCTTCGTGATAACCTTTTGCGAATTCCCGGACTTTCTGCTTTTGTTGCTTACTTGTGTAAGACTCAAGCTCTTCGTCTGAGGGTTCTACTGGAGGAGTAGCCATTGGTTCTCTGTTGCGATCTACCTCTGGCGTGTCATCAACAATCTCTATTTCTGGATCAGGTTCTACAACCCTACCGCCAGCCTTAGAGGGCTTCTCTTCTTCGTCTGGGAAGACAAATTCTGTTTGTTCAATTTCTGGCATGTTACCCCCTGCTTATTCCACGTGGATCTTGCACAACTGCTTCTACAGAATCATCGTTAATGATCCTGAATTCCTTGTTATGGATTTTTAACCTTGTGCCTGTGTTCGGACGAACAATTACAAAGTCACCCACCTTACAGGACGGCCCAGAAGGGAATCTGGTTTTGTCTGCGTAAG